CTTAGCAGTAACATACATATCGTGAAACATATTAAAACCACGAGCAGTACTTTCAAATGTATATAACCTATCTGGATTAGTTTCAGCAAGGGAAGCTAGGAGAGAAGCTAATCCTTCTTCATCGCCCCAGCTTGAGGTTTCTGTTCCATGTAAGTATGTAATAGCCTTACCACGACCCAGACTTCCTTTTGCTCTAAGCCCAGCGACTTGATAAAAGATACGGCTGCGGTTCTTGAGGGAAAGCTGATTTCGGTTGTGAGCAAGGATCGGGATGCGGTACTCCTTGGGCAAACCATCCATATACATGGCAAGGGTTGATCGGAACATATCCCGATTCTCTTCCGTATCAGTTGTGAGTGTGCCTTGAAGCCCTGGATGGGTGAAGTGCCAGTAGAGATCAAGTGCGAGTGATATTGTAGTGATGCCAAGTTGCCTTCCTTTCAATATGACAAAGAAATGGCAATCGTCTTGCAATCCCTTCGTAATTTCCTGCATAACATAGGTTTGCGTACCCAAGAGGTTATCCATCTTGCGTAAGCCTTGTTCTTTTGTTTCAATTTTCAGTTGACGGCAAAAGTGGTAAAAATTTTGTAAATCAAAGTTTTTCATTAGTTAGCCAAGGTAATTGATTGTCGTACTTGCCGTTCATTGTGTAATTACCAATTTCAAAAAAATCTTGCTTGACGGAATATTCATTCCCGCCCAATCGAAAGCAAAAGGTTCGCTCGCCTGACCAAGTGAAGTTAGGAAAGAATTGACGGGCTGCTTCATAAAATTTACGATCCCCGCCCCAGCCAGGTTCAGACAGTACATTGGCTAAGGCTTTTAGGACAGGCGTTTTCATACCCCACATACACCAATCTACAAAGCGGTGACCTGGTGCTTGATAGCAGTCGTGTAGCTCGCCAAGGGCTTCACAGTTATCGTCAAGCAAATAGTTCCCCTCCTTGTCATACACGGACCGTAGGGTGTAAACCCAATCATAACCTTGTTCAATCTTTTCCATAATAGATTGCACATGGTTTAACTTGTACCAGTCATCATCGTTGCAAAAGAACACGACATCCTCATTGACAAGAAAAGCGGAAGCTGCATATAGCCTTCTGCCTTCGACATCTTTACCGCCTACATAGTCATCCCAATAACAAACCCGACAGTGGGGGTATATTTTTTTTATTTGCAAAAACGAATCCCAATAGTCTGTGACGATGTAGTGAGTGCAGGGATAAGATTGTTTCTTAACGGATTGCACGCACTGGTCCAGTTCTTCTGGGCGCTTGCCGTTAGTGACGGTCACTACTGCTGCGGTTTTCAATTGTGCTTATCCAGTTTCTTGGTTTCAAAGTTGGCTATATCCCAATACGCTACCTTTAGGCGTGCAGAATGATTCTTGGCTAAGGCGATTAGTCCGTCATAAGTCATTTGACTGTACTTGGCTTTCCACTCGGCTGCTAATTTGATCTTTTGCTTTTTGGTTCGGCAAGAGAGCGCTTTTAGCATCTCTGTCTTATAAAGTAGGCGTTCTGCGATTAGCTTCTCGTAATCAGTGGATGGCATCGCCATCTTGCTCAGGATCAAGCAGATTGCGTAAGTGTTCTATTTCCATCTGAGCTGCAAAGAGCAGCTTGGAGGATTCTCCATGCACCCGCATCAGCTCATGGAAGATCTGTTCCTTATCCATACGCCAGATACGGTCCATATAGCTCTTTTTGGCAAAGTCATCGGCTTTCTCAATGTACTGCTCTACCGATTCCTTCTTGCTTACTCCGTTCTCCATACTCGCACTCCTTCGTTTTCTTTTCTGGCGATAAATTTCTTGTTTAACTGCTTACCTGATCTGTAGTTGGCGTTGCAGACAATTTGTAACTTCCCCGTTGGCACAAAGAATGATTCACCGACCTCCATCACCTTATATGGGTACACATTGCGCTTTTTCTCAGGGGGTATCGGAATATTTTTTTCAACTGCAATAGTCATGCTAGTATTCTCCTAATAACTTCACTCATCATACACTATCATGATACACACATACAACGAATATCATCTAGGCGATAACCTTATTCACTTACATTATCTCAGAATGGTGTGTAAGCAAGAACCCCACTTAGAGTTCGTTCACCATTGCAATCCACAGTATCACAGCCAATTAGAACCCCTCTGTGAGGGCGTAGCCATACAGATACAAGATTTATCCATACCTCCTAAAGCCCACAACGCTTGGATCGGCTATAAGAACTTCTTTTACCATCACGGAGCTAGGCGTGACTGGGTAGCTTTCCATCTGTCTTGGTACGACTATCTATCCGACAGGCTGGAAGTTTCCAATCCTATAGCTTGCAAGGAGGATTTACTCTTCGAGTACCCCGCATTAAGGGCGAGAGAGTATCCCCATTTTGACTGGCTGATAGTCAACAGCCCTCCCCAATCTGGGCAGCTTCCCGACTACAACCAGGCGTGGTTTATAGACAAGGCTAAAGAACTCTGTAATCAGGGCTTAAAAGTCATTACAACCTACCCAACTGGGGTATGTGAGAGTACTTTAGAGCGCAAAATGACGGTCACTGACATCGGAAATCTGTCACTGTATGTGGATAACATCCTGGGTGTGGATACTGGTCCAATGTGGACTACCCATAACATTTATAACCAAGATACTGTTTCTAAACGGATTATTTACACCACCGCTGCTAAACCCTATCTTTCTAAGAACACGGTAGTGCTAGAAAAACTGTAATTTTTTTTGGGGGAAGATGCGAGTGGGGCACGCTCCACACCGACCCTCGACCCAAACACTAGGTCAATTCTCGGTATAGCAACTACTGAGCTTGCAAGCCTAGCCAAAACCATTCCAGACTATGCAGTTATGCAGTCATGACTGAGAGAGTAGCCCTTTTTAATTTCACAGAGGGAAGGGAGTTGCAAACTATTCAGCCCTTCTGTTTTACTGTCTGTCCATCTATGTATCTATTTACTAAGCTACTATACAAACAATAGAAGATAGCTAATAGTTCTATATAGACTATAGATTATAGCTATGCCATGACTATAGCATAAAACTATTGGTTTTAAAACAACGATAGAAATATTTATTTGTATGATCTATTGACACTAATCATTCTATGCTTATAATCATATCTATGCAGTCAAGTAGTAAACCTTTAAACCTAACTGAAGGAGTAGCAAGATGAAAGCAAAAAAGTTCGAAACAACCAAGAAAAGATTAGCTATGTTGTCGTTCTACATCAGCAAGTATTCAAACCTCTGGGGTAATTCTCCTAGACTGTTTAACTGGGTAGATGAATACAACAGAATCAGATCAGAACTTTCTTGGGATCAGTGGAAAGAATACTGTGATGGCATGGGATACGCTACCAGCCATAACGGATACGACAACTTAGCGTAAAACTAACAGGGGGTGAGAATCCCCCGCTTTTAAACCTAACTTAAAAGGAATTAAATTATGAAATACGCTTCATTTAAAGAGTTTTTAACAAACACCTATGAGCTTGATGAGCTGAAAGACATCGCTAAATTTGGCTGTCAAGGCGGTGTTTCAGGAATGATCTATTACAGCGAAACAACCGATTTATATAACTTTTACTGTGATGACCTGCACGATATCTTAGATCAATACAAACAAGAAACAGGCGAAATGCCTAGCTACATTGTTAAGAATTTGAATGATGGTGTTCAGTTTCGAAATGCGATGGTTTGGTTCTGTGCTGAATATCTAGCCTATGAGCTGGCAAACTCAACAGAGGAAGCCTAATCATGTCTAAATTGGAGAAATACACCGCATATTGTTATTGGTGTGCTAAACAAGGCTTAACCGCCTTATCTTTTAACGCTTGGGCTTCAACTGTCAGAGGGGGTAAATTGCTATGACTTACGAGATACAAACTCAATTCATTTATGGCTGGGAAAACTGCTGGGAGCATGACGGAAAGCCAGAGTATTTCAACAGCGTCAAGGAAGCACAATCAGCACTAGATGACTTTTTTGAAGAGATGGATTCGGCTTACTTTAACGGTGAGATTGAAGATCGTTATGACCGAAGTGATTACCGCATTGTCAAACTTGAGGGGGTGAATCATGCCTAGATTTATGGTCTATCGGTCAGTGGTAGAGGTTTACGATGTTCAAGCACCAACTGCAACAGAGGCTGAAGAGTTGGTTTTAGACGATCAATGCGAGGTTCAAGAGGTTTTAGGCACTGATGACATAACTGCACAGGAAATTGATACAAGAGAATGGCATAGGAGATTACATCATGATTTATAAAGATACTTTAATTGATACTGTGATTTGGGTAATCGCTTTATTCTCATTACCATTCTTAATTTGGCTTTTAATGGCTATTTAAGCGTATTTCGTAGGGTCTTGGCGGGGGTAGTATCACCCCGCCTTTTTTAACGCCTTAAAA